GAATCCAGAGAAGACTTCAGTAACTTCATATTTGGGGTTTTCAAAGAACCTGGTAAGTACGGCTTCAATGACACTACTAATCAGATATTTATATCAGAGTCAAACAAGTTTAGAAGTGATGGAGTATATTGCACAGCCCCTTTCAAATCCAAAGACTTTATAGCTTATTGGGATGACCAAAAAGCAAAATGCAAAAAAGGCATAATAGTTAAAGATTCTGGTAACACATGGTTTCTTGCAAGAGAATACTATATGTGGTTAAACTTCTTACCAATCTTTGATAAAGAAATACAGAAGTTTGGATTTGCTAAGATAAGGGATGCACAATATCACATGGCTCTTTATGAACTATTAGCAGAACTAAATTACAAACATGTAGCTATTCTAAAGAAACGTCAGATTGCATCTTCTTACTACCATATGGGTAAACTATTAAACCAGCAGTGGTTTGAACCAGGGGTTACTCTTAAGATAGGTGCCTCACTCAAAGACTATATTAATGAAAAGGGTTCCTGGAAATTCTTACAGGAATACGCAGCATTCTTAAATGAGCATACAGCATGGTATAGACCTATGTCTCCTGACAAGGTAATGATGTGGCAACAAAAGATTGAAGTAAGAAAAGGAGATAGAAAAACAGAAGTTGGCCTTAAAGGTACTATACAAGGTATGTCATTTGAAAAAGATCCAACAAATGGTGTAGGGGGTCCGGTAAAATACTTCTTTCATGAGGAAGCCGGTATTGCTCCAAAGATGGATCAGACATATGAGTATATGCGCCCAGCTATGAGATCAGGTATGGTTACTACAGGTATGTTTATTGCAGCAGGATCTGTGGGTGACTTGTCTCAGTGTGAACCACTAAGAGATATGATCTTGAATCCACTTTCAAAAGATATATATGCAGTTGAAACTAACCTTATTGATGAGAAAGGTACTATTGGTATGTCAGGATTATTTATTCCTGAGCAATGGTCAATGCCTCCTTATATTGATGAGTTCGGTAATTCTTTGGTGGAAGAAGCTCTTATAGCTTTAGATAATCAGTTTGAACAATGGAAGAAAGAACTTAATCCAGAAGATTACCAGTTAAGAATATCTCAGCACCCAAGAAATATTAGAGAAGCATTTGCACATAGATCAGTATCTATTTTTCCAACACATTTAGTTGCTGCTCAACAGAGAAGAATTGAAGAGAAAGAATATGCATATGAGTTCTTAGATATCTTTACAGATTATATAGGTAAAGTTGCTGTAAGATCAACTGATAAACAACCAATTAAAGAATTTCCAGTTACTAAAAAATCAGAAGATAAAACAGGTGTTCTGGTTGTATGGGAAAGACCAATTAAAGATCCTACATTTGGTCAGTACTATGCATCTATTGACCCTGTATCAGAAGGTAAAACTACAACATCAGAATCACTCTGCTCTATCTATATCATGAAAGCTCCTGTAGAAGTAACAAAAGTTACTGTGGGAGAAACAGAAACTTACATAGAACCAGATAAAATTGTAGCTGCTTGGTGTGGTAGATTTGATGATATTAATAAAACTCACCAGAGACTAGAGTTAATCATAGAATGGTATAATGCTTGGACTCTAATTGAAAATAACATATCATTGTTTATTCAGTACATGATATCTAGAAAGAAACAAAAGTATCTTGTACCAAAGAGTCAAATTATGTTCTTAAAAGATCTAGGTTCAAATGCTAATGTATTCCAAGAATATGGTTGGAAAAATACTGGTACATTATTTAAGGCTCACTTATTAAGTTATACTATAGAATACTGTAGAGAAGAACTAGATGTAGAAACTAAAACAGATGGTACTATTGTACGGACTAAGTACGGAATAGAACGTATTCCAGATCCTATGTTACTTAAAGAAATGCAAGAGTATGCTGATGGGGTCAACGTGGATAGACTTGTATCATTTGCTGCATTAGTTGCATTCATGAGAATACAGCAAGCTAACAGAGGTTATTCTAAAAGAGTAATCATGGATGATGCTTCTAAAAACTTGCAAAAGTCAGAAAATTTGTTTAAATTAAATAAGAGTCCGTTCCGTCATATGGGAGGTGGCTCTAAAGTTATTAATGGTCAAGTTTTTAAAAGGTCAGCTTTTAAGAACTTTAAATAATAGATATGCAGGTATATAATGCTTTACAGTTAAAGAAGGGCGCTAAATTTGAGCAAAATAGGATGGGTAGTGTTACCCAACCTTTACAATTTATTTCTTCTATAGATAAAGATGAAGAATGGGCAGCATGGAATCTTGACTGGTTAGAATGGAATGGTCTAAAACAAATCCGTAGAAATGCCCGCAGGTTAATGAAGAACTATAAACTTGCAAAAGGTATTATTGACAAAGGTGATTATATAATTGAAGAAAATAATGAGTACAGAGATGTAGTAGAACTTTTAACTAAAGAAGACCCTACTGCATTAGAACTTAAGTTTTATCCTATTATTCCAAATGTTATTAATGTTCTAGTAGCTGAATTTGCAAAAAGAACTACTAAACTAACATATAGAGCTGTAGATGAATTCTCATATAATGAGATGATGGAGCAAAAAAGAAAGATGGTAGAGGAAACTCTTATGTCTAATGCTCAAATGAAAATTGTTTCTGCTATGTTAGAGGCTGGTATGGATCCAGATTCTCCAGAAGCACAAGAGCAAATAAGCCCAGACAATTTAAAAACATTACCTGAGATTGAATCTTTTTTTAAGAAAGATTATAGATCTATGGTGGAACAATGGGCTTCACATCAACATAAAGTGGATGTAGAAAGATTCCGTATGGATGAATTAGAGGAAAGAGGTTTTAGAGATTCATTAATTACGGATAGAGAGTTCTGGCATTTCCATATGATGGAGGATGACTATGATGTAGAACTTTGGAATCCAGCAATTACATTCTATCATAAATCTCCAGATGCTAGATATATTTCTCAAGGTAACTGGGTAGGTAAAGTAGATATGCTTACTGTTGCTGATGTTATAGATAAGTATGGTTACATAATGACCGAAGAGCAGTTAGAAGCACTTGAAGCTATTTATCCAATTAGATCTGCTGGTTACAATATTGGAGGATTGCAAAATGATGGGTCATTTTATGATGCAACTAAATCTCATGAATGGAATACCAATATGCCTTCTCTTGCATATAGACAATATACTTCTGCTGTAGCTAATTCTATTAGTGATGGCGGAGATATTATTAATCAAATTCTTTCTCAAGGAGAAGATTATTATGATCAAGGTACTGCATACTTATTAAGAGTAACTACTGCATATTGGAAGTCTCAACGTAAAGTAGGACATCTTACAAAAATTACAGAAGAAGGAGAAGTACTTAATGAGATTGTAACAGAAGATTATAAGATTACAGAAAAACCTGTATATGATACAAGGCTCTTTAAAAATAAAAATAAAGAGAACTTAATTTTAGGTGAGCACATTGATTGGATTTGGATTAATAAAACATGGGGTGGTATAAAGATTGGTCCAAATCTTCCGTCATTCTGGGGTATGAATAATCCAGGTGGCTTTAGTCCTATTTATATTGGAGTTGGTAAAAATCATATTGGTCCACTTAAATTCCAATTTAAAGGGGATGTTTCTCTATATGGTTGCAAACTTCCTGTAGAAGGTGCTGTATTCTCAGATAGAAATACTAAATCTACTGCACTTATTGACCTAATGAAGCCATATCAGATTGGATACAATATTGTAAATAATCAGATTGCAGATATCTTAGTAGATGAACTTGGTACTGTAATTATGTTAGATCAAAATACTTTACCTAAACATTCACTTGGTGAAGACTGGGGTAAGGGTAACTATGCCAATGCCTATGTTGCAATGAAGAATTTCCAAATCCTCCCACTTGATACATCAATTACAAATACAGAGAATGCATTAAACTTCCAGCATTTCCAGAAACTTGACCTTGAGCAAACAAATAGATTAATGTCAAGAATTCAACTTGCTAACTACTTTAAACAACAGGCATATGAAGTAATTGGTGTTAACCCACAAAGAATGGGGCAACAGTTATCTCAAACAACTGCTACCGGAGTAGAACAAGCTATGGCAGCATCTTATGCACAGACAGAGATATACTTTATCCAGCACTGTGATTATTTAATGCCTAGAGTACACCAAATGCGTACTGACTTAGCACAGTATTATCATTCTACTAAACCATCTGCAAGACTATCTTATATTACTACAGCAGATGAAAAAGTAAACTTTGAAATAGAAGGTACTGATTTGTTAATGAGAGACCTTAATATTTTTGCTAGTACTACTGCAAATCATAGAGCTGTTCTTGAGCAGTTAAAACAAATGGCTATGCAGAATAATACCACTGGTGCTTCTATTTATGATCTTGGTAAAGTTGTACAATCTGAATCTATTTCTGAATTAAACAATGCTCTTAAAGATTCTGAACAGAAACAGCAACAAATGAAGCAACAGGAAATGCAACAACAACAGCAAATGCAAGAACAAGCACTTCAAGCTAAAGCTCAAGAAGAAAAACTTAAGAGAGACTTTGATATGGCTGAAGCTGAGAAAAACCGTCAAAGGGATATTCTTATTGCTGAGATTAAATCTGCAGGATACGGATCTATGGTTGATGTTAATAAGAATGAACAATCAGATTATGTAGATGCTATGAAAGAGATTAGACAATCTGAACAATATCAGGAACAAACTAATCTGCAAAGAGAAAAACAAGTTAATGAGAATATGAGACAATCTCAAAAAATGGATATTGAAAGAGAAAAATTAAATGTCCAAAAAGAGATTGCAGATAAGCAACTTCAAATTGCAAGAGAGAATAAAAACAAATATGACAATAAAACACAAAATAAGAAATAGTTTTTAGCTATATAGTCCAAAAAATTGTTTTTACTGTTTTAAATATTTGAAGTTTATTTTGTATATTAAATTATAACCAACAATAATAGTAATGGAAGAAACCAATAAAAAACCTGAAGAGGTACAAGACTCTACAACGGTAGGTCAAGTAGATGTAAATATTGATGAGTTATTTGGAATGCCTGGTGCAGAAAGTGTAATGCTTCCATCAGATGATTCAGATGATAAACCTAAGTCAGTCTTTTCTAAGCCAAAAGATGTAGACACAACGTTCTTTGATAAACCTGATTCTAAAACAGCTGATAGCAATAGTGATGATAACACTAAAGTTACTGCAGCAGAAGTTGATGAAGCAATTGCTCAACTTGATGACATGATCAATCAAGAAGAGGAAACCGGAAACAAAGGAAGACCAAAAGTAGATAAGTCCGGTCTTTCTGAGTTAGCACAGAAAATGATTGAAGAAGGTACACTTATTCCTTTTGATGATGACAAACCATTAGAAGAATATACTACTAAAGACTTTAGAGAATTATTTGAAGCTAACTTTCAAGAAAGAGAGAACAAGATTAGACAAGATACTCCAAAAGAGTTTTTTCAATCTCTTCCTGAAGAACTTCAGATTGCTGCTAAATATGTCGCTGATGGTGGTACAGATCTTAAGTCTTTATTTAGAACTCTTGCTCATGTAGAAGAAGTTGTTCAATTAGATCCATCAAATGAATATGATCAAGCAGAAATTGCAAGACAATATTTATATGCTACTCAGTTTGGTACCCCTGAAGAAATTGAATCAGAAATTAATGACTGGTCAGATCTTGGTAAACTTGAACAAAAAGCAAATCAGTTTAAGCCAAAGTTAGATGCAATGCAAGAAGAAATTATTGCAAGACAATTAGCAGAGCAAGAACAAAGAAAAGATCAGCAAGCTAAACAAGCAAAAATGTATACAGATAATGTATATAATACTTTGTCTAAAGGTGAACTTGCAGGAATTAAACTTGATAGAAAAGTACAAAGTTTATTATACTCTGGATTAGTACAACCTAATTATCCTTCTATTTCAGGGAAACCTACTAATATGTTAGGTCACTTGTTAGAGAAGTATCAGTTTGTAGAACCAAGACATGACCTTATTGCAGAAGCACTTTGGTTACTTGCAGATCCAGATGGATATAAAGGTAAAATTAAAGAGCAAGGTTCAAAGAAAACAGTTGAAGAAACTGTAAGAAAATTAAAAACAGAAGAAGGTAGAAAGATTAGTTCATCAACTATTGTAGATGAAGATAATGCAAGAAGACCACAAAAACAACAACAAAGAACTATCTCAAGACAGAACAATCTGTTCAAGAGATTTTAATTAGTAACAATTTAAATTAATATATACAATGGCAACTCCAGTAATGAACAATGGTATATTCCTCAGGGATACCGCTTACAATGCAAGTTCCCATGTGGATTCTTACCACTTGGTGAACATGCTGAAAGATGCAGAACCAATGGACTTAGGTCCAGTGGATCTATGGGCTATGTCCCAAAAGGTAGAAATGCCTCTTTATCAAATGTCATCATTTGGTGGCAAGAACGTTATCATGGTAGATAACGCACGTGGGGAATACAGATGGCAAACTCCGGTTTCTATTGACCTTCCTTACATTGTTGAGGATATTGAACCAAACAACAACTTTAAAGGTGTTGATGGTACTACATTCCGCATCAAACTTAACAAGAGAGAATTTGGACATGGTGATATCATTACTTATGACAAATACAATGGTGTTGAGATGTACATCACACAAGAAGATATTCTTCCTTTAGGTGATGGCTATATCTATACTGTTCAACTTGTAAACAATGATAACTACAAATATCTTGATGACAAGTACTTAGCTAACGGTACTAAAGTATTCCGTAAAGGTTCTGCAAGAGGTGAGTATGGTGAAAGATTCTCTGACATCATCACTAATGCAGGTTTCCGTGAATTCTACAACTACGTAGGTGGTGCAGAAGCTCACGTACACTACTCTATCTCTAGCCGTGCTGA